TCGGCGTACCCGCTGCGATTAAACTGGTGGCGGAGAACGAGCTTGGATTTACACCTGCGGTATATGGCGTGCCTCCTCAGACACTCGATGATCTCGTGGCTCTGCTGGGTAGCCTCAATCCTGAGGAAATAGCCGAGCATTACGGCGCCGTCGTCATCGACGACACGAGCCACATCTGCAAGCAGTCGATGCTCAAGTGGCAGGCCGAGTCCCCGAAGGGTCGCTCCGGCAAGCCCGACAGGTTTTACCAGTACCAGATGCTGAGCCGCAGGCTCCTCGAGCTAGCGGGAATCTCTCGTCACCTGCAGTCTCATCTGACGATGACCTTCCACGAGCGGAGCCCCGGCACGAACAGCGAAGGCATCTTCTCTCCTGGCGGTCCCGATGTTCCGAGCCGCAATCAGGTCGAGACGCTTCCGTCATGGTGCGACATCAACGTCCGTGCCATCGTCGACCCGACGTACCCCGACCCATGGTTCCCCGCCTGCTACTTCGTGGACCCGACCGATCCAGATTGGATCACGGGAGACCGTACGGGTGTGTGTACGGACAAGACTCCGGCAAACCTCAGGGAGATCCTGCGGGCAAGTCAGTCGAGCTACCGACTCAGCAGGCTTCCTGACCTCGAGTGGCAAGATGAGATTGCTGATGTGGTCTCTGCGCAGATGAACGAAGGTGAAGCCGTCGACGTCATCGTGAGCCGCATCGCCAGGAAACACCCGAATCTCAACGCACTTCATGTTCGCTGGGCCTGCCAGGATGGCATCGCCCGTGGCGCACTGACCCAGCAGCTCTCGCGAGGCCTCTTCGACTTCACGGTCGAGAGGGCCGAGCAAACCAACGGAGGAGGCTCACCGCTTCCTCCACCCCCACCAATGTCATGACTTGGAGAAACTGACCATGGCTACCATGATGATCCCCGGAGATATTCTCTCCTCTGTCCGAGCGTTCGGTGCTGGTGCACCCGACACCGGCTTCTACCCCGTCACTGTCAACAGCTTCGAGGTGTTTCGGCCCACGAAGCTCAAGATGCGTGTGACCTTTCCCTCTGGCTGGGGCTGCCACAGCTTCCTGAATCGGGCCTTCGACGAGACGGGTCAGCCCCCGAAGGATGAGCACGGCAGACCTGTCACTCTCACCGAGAATCAAATCAAGGGCTACATCGGTGCATTCAAGTCCCTGCTTCTCTCATCGGGCATCCGCGAGGACCAGATGAAGGACGGTGCCACCGACGACTGGCTGGTCGGCAAGACCGTCTACGTCGAGTGGCACTCGGCGAAGGATCGCGGTGCCCAGTACGGTGAAATCGAACGGTTCATCACACCCGAGATGTACGAGAAGTTCCAGGCATCCAACACGCTTCCGGCTGTCGCCTCTGCCTCCTCCGTGAGTGCTGGTGGTTCCGCCGGTCTGGCCCCGAAGGCAGCTGCTGCTGTCGCTCCTGTTCCCACGGCAACTGTTGCTCCTGCTCCGACCAATGGTGCTGGTGCTGGTAGTGTTCCTGCACTTCCCCCGCCTCCGGGCTCAGCTCAGAGCATCGTGCGCTGACGATGCTCCCCGGCGTCGTCCCTCTTCACATTCCGAGGGCGGCGCCGGGTTCTTCCCCCCTTTCATGACTGACTGATGACTTACAATCCCCGCGATACTGGAGCACGCTGCGAGGTGTGCCCGCTTGGACCTGACGGCTGTCTCCGCAAGGATGACTGGTCACCGGTTGGTCCAGAGCTTCACAAGGACGCCACGGTTCTCGCGATTGCCGAGAGCCCTGGCCCCGAGGAAGTACAGCATGGCCGCCCCCTCATTGGGCGAAGCGGCTCGGAGTGGAACGGTGCGCTCTCTGCTGTCGGCAAGAGGCGGCCAGACGTGGACCTCACCAACGTCATCGAGTGCAAGCCTCCCGGCCAGGCCAGCGGTGCCTGGGTCAGGATGACGCGCACGCTCGACCGATTGAACAAGAAGCGAGTTGCTGGCGGACTCGAGGCCCATCCCCATCCGATGGAGTGTTGCCGTCCTCGTCTGCTCGACCTCGCCGCCAAGTACGAGAACATCATCAGCCTGGGTAGAGTGTCCACCCTGGCAGTCACCGGTCGGAACCGCAGCATCCAGGCAGCGAGAGGTGGTCCCATCCACGTCGACGCAGACTGGCACACAGCGGATGAAGGTCGACGCGTATTCCCTACAGTTCATCCCGCCTTCGTGCTCAGAGCTCCCTCGTGGCGCAGCGTACTGCACGCCGACATCGGCAAGGCATTCCGCTGGTTCACTGATTCCCTGCGATGGACAGACCCCGACATCCTGTGGCGTCCGTCTCCCGACGAGCTTCGCGACTTCCTCTCGCAGCCTGCACCCTATTGGACCTACGATGTGGAAACCGATGGAGTCGTACCGACAGAGTGTGGGCTGCGTACCATCGCCATTGCCATCCCAGACCTCGACTGCAGAGGCAGGGCAGCACGCCCCGACTTGAATCGACCGGTCGCTCAGAACAGCTACGCCGTGGGTGTGACGTTGGCTCACGCAGCAGACGGTGCACCCTGGCTCAAGGCCGAGGACGAGGTCGAGATCAAGGGCATCCTCTGCGACGCCTTCACCGACGGACGCACCTGGGTGGGGCACAACGCGGGTAGCTTCGACCGCATGGTCATCGAGCACCACCTCGGCGTCACTCCTGCTCCCCTGGTCGACAGTCTCTTCGCCACGAGGTTCCGCGCACCTGACCTGCCGAAGGGACTGAAGACGGTCGGCTCTGTCCTCACGGACGTGGAGCGCTGGGAGTCCACTGAGAAGGGCGAGAGCATCGCCACGGGAACCACCAACGATGATGAGCTGCTGCGCTACAACTGCATTGATGCGGTGGTCAACGCGCGCATCCTTCCTCCGCTCATCGACGCAGCCGAGAACAACGGCGCGTTCAACAGCCTTCCCGAGTGGGCGAGACCTACGAGCTGGCCTGCTGACCGTCCATGGAACCTGCATCAAGTCGACCACGCAACGCAGGATATGTGCGTACGAATGCACAAAGCGGGCATCTGGGTAGACCAGACAGCACGACAGGTTCTCGAGGACAAGTATATCTTCTCTGTGAACAAGAGACAACGGCGTCTGGTCGAGGCTGCACAGCAGTGGGTCCCTGAGTTCGACAACCCTGGAAGCGGCGACCAAGTACGCAACCTCCTCTACGAGGTGTGGTCCCTGGGTATGCCGCATCAACTCGAGACTCGTGACTTCCTGACCGAGACAGGTTTGCCTTCCACAGGAGATGCTGTCATCCGAGCGCACCTGGCAGCAGGGAACCTCGACAAGGATCAGATCGAGTGGGTCAAGGAGCTTCGTATCTACCGGCGGGAGAGGAACAAGATTCTGGGGACGGTGCTTGTTCCCATGCGTACACGCACGCACGACCCGAAGAAGGGCTTGGTGTTCGCTGATGGAAGGACGAGGAGCAACTGGAACGCGCACGTCACGAGTGTAGGTAGGCTCAGCTCCAGCGGACCGAACCTACAGAACATCGGCAACCGCAAGGGACAGGGAGAGCTCAAGAGCATCTTCTCAGCCCCTCCAGGCAGAGTGTTCATCGGAGCGGATCTGGACCAGGCGCACCTGAGAATCACTGCGAGCTTCTGGAAGATCCCTCTTCTCCTCGAGTGCTTCGAGAAGAATCAGGACCCTCACAACACGCTGGCGTGGTCTGTATTCGGAGAGAAGTTCAAAGGCGCAAGCGGGTGGGGCCCTGATGGGTTCAGTCTGTATCGCAAGCCAGCAGGCGGTCAAGCCAAGAGCCTACGCGACATCATCAAGACGTTTCGGTACGCATCCATCTACTGGGCAAGCCCCTCTACGGTCTGGCAGGTGCTCACCTCGACGGAGACCGATGAGGGCGAGCTGCCGTACCTGGGCTACACGCTCACGCAGGTTCGGTTCATCCACGACGGCTGGATGAAGAGCGAGCCCGAGTGGATGACTGCATGGCAGTCGATGCTCGACCTGTACCGACGACACCAGTGCATGGAAGAGCCTGTGCTGCATCGACGCTCAGGTCAGCTCACCGACGGCAAGAAGAACGAGGTGGTGAACTACCCCATCCTGGC